AACTCTTTGATTTTTAAAGATGAAAATTTACATTGTGATTTTGCAATTCATTTATTGAATAATCACGTAGAAAACAAACCGAGTGAAAAGAGAATTAAAGAAATTCTTTTATCAGCTTTGGAGATTGAAAAAGAATTTATCACAGAATCACTTCCGGTTTCATTAATTGGTATGAACCAAAATTTAATGAAACAATATTTGGAGTTTGTGGTTGATGGACTACTTGTTAAATTTGGTTGTAAGAAACAATTTAATGTTGAACAACCATTTAAATTTATGGAACAAATTGCCGTTGAAACTAAAGGTAATTTCTTCGAATCTAGAACAGTTGAATACCAAAAAGCAAAATTAAATGAGACCCTCTCATTTACAGATGACTTTTAATTTACTATCTTTTTAAACTATGATGTCACTAAGAATTAAAAAACGTAGTGGGGACGATGCGTCGTTTAACCCACAAAAAATTTATAACAGAATTAAACGAGCCGCTAAAGGATTAACGGTTAACTCTGACGAAATATTCATTAAGGTAATAACCTCAGTTCCGACTGAGGGTATTATCACAACCAAAGATTTGGATAAGTTGATTTATGAAATTGCTGCGGCATTTACGGGTAGTCATCATGACTACTCTCGTTTAGCGTCATCAGTGGCAATTTCTTCATACCATAAAGAAACTGACCCAAGTTTCTCAAACGTTATGCATACTTTACATGTTGATGGTGTTGTAAGTAACGAGTTAATGGGAATTGTTGAATCTTACGGACCTGATAAGATTGATGAAGTAATTAATCACGATAATGATTATAACTTTGACTATTTTGCTTGGAGGTCACTTTCTGAAATGTACTTGTTGAAACTACCTGACGGTAAAGTTGTTGAACGTCCACAACATATGTATATGAGAGTTGCTCTTTGGGTGACAAATACATTTGAGGAAGCGGTTGAGTATTACCAATCTTTATCAACACAAAGAATATCTCCTGCAACACCAATCATGATTAACGCTGGTACCAAAGTTCCACAACTTGCTTCTTGTGTTCTTCATTACAATGATTCAGATTCTCGTGATGGATTACTGAACACTATGAGAGATATCTCAACGTACTCATCGGATGCTGCGGGTATCGGACTATCAATGTCTAACATTCGTAGTAAGGAGAGTCGTATTTCATCTTCAGGTGGATATGCAGGTGGACTTTTGAAGTATTTAAAGATTGTAAACGAGTCACTTCGTTTCTTTAACCAACAAGGACGTAGACCAGGTTCTGCGGCAATTTACTTAGAACCTTGGCATAAAGATATCTTTGACCTATTGGAAATTAAAAAGAACACAGGCGCTGAAGAATTAAGAGCTCGTGATTTGTTTACCGCACTTTGGATTCCTGACAACTTTATGAACGCAGTTAAGAACAACGATGATTGGTATTTGTTCTGTCCTAACGATATTATTAAAGCGGGTATCAAACCATTACAAGAAAGTTATGGTGATGAGTACGAATCTAATTACAACAAAGCCGTTGAGTTAGGTCTTGGTAAGAAAGTTAAAGCCCAAGAAATTTGGAATAAGATTATTGAATCACAAGTTGAAACAGGTGTTCCATATCTATGTTCTAAAGATAGTGCTAACAGAAAGACAAACCATCAGAACATTGGGGTAATCAAACAATCAAACCTTTGTAATGAGATTTACCAATATACTGACGAGAATACAACGGCAATCTGTACTCTTTCATCTATGGTGTTAAAGAACTATGTAAAAGATGGTGAGTTTGATTTTCAGAAATTGTATGAAGAAACTCGTAAAGTTGTAAAAGCGTTAAATAAAGTTGTTAACATCAACAATTACTCAACTGAAAAGGGACGTAAAGGTGGATTGGAACAAAGAGCAATTGCTATTGGAACACAAGGACTTGCTGACGTATTTTATTTGATGGATTACATCTTCACATCTGAAGAAGCTCGTAAATTGAATAAAGAGATTTTTGAAACAATCTATTTCGCAGCAATCACTGAAAGTAACAGATTGTGTATGGATGGTAAGTATGAACCATACGCTCACTTTGAAGGGTCACCAATGTCACAAGGAGTATTCCAATTTGATATGTGGGGATTGAAAGAAGATGAGTTATCAAAAAGATGGTCATGGTCAACTCTAAAAGATAATGTTAGTAAGTATGGAGTTTGTAACTCTTTATTCACAGCTCAAATGCCTGTAGCATCTTCGGCTAAGATTACAGGTTCATATGAAATGACTGAACCCGCTCACTCGGCAATCTTTAACAGACGTGTAGTTGGTGGGGAGATTATGATTGTTAACAAGTATTTGATTAGTGACTTTGAAAAGATTGGAATTTGGTCTGAGGACTTAAAAAATGAAATTATTATGAACGAAGGTTCAATTCAAAATATTAATTTCAATAACTACCTTGACCAAGAAGATAAGAGATATAACTTTAAAGTTAAAAGAACTGAACATTTAATTAATAAGTACAAAACAATTTGGGAGATTTCACAAAGAGAATTGATTGAAATGGCGGCCGATAGAGCACCATTTATTGACCAATCACAGTCAATGAATATTTATATGTCAAACCCAACATTGTCAAAAATTTCATCATCACATTTCTATGGATGGGAAAAAGGATTGAAAACACTTTGTTATTACGTTAGAACAAGAGCAATCTCAACTGGAGCTAAACACTTGGCAATGGATGTATCAAAAATTAATAAACCAAAACCAACTCCTGAACCACCAAAGGTTGACTACAGTTATATGAATTTACCTCCAAAACCTGAGAATAGTGATTTTGATTGTTTTGGATGTTCATCCTAAAAAAATCCGATGTGTTATCCCGAGCTAGGTCGGGATTTTTTATTTTCATTATGATTTACTGAAAATTTTACAACATTATATTTATTTGATATGGCAGATGGAAGAACATACGGTATAAATTTTCCTTTTAAAGATTCTTTAAATGGTAAATATTTGGATTTGTCCGATACTGCTGACGAAGAAATCAGAAGTAATTTAATCCACTTATTATTATCTAGAAAAGGAAGTAGGTATTTTTTACCTGATTTTGGGACTCGATTATATGAATATATTTTTGAACCACTTGATGGACCAACATTTACCGATATTGAAGCGGAAATCAGGGATGCTGTTGAGAAGTATATTCCAAATCTAACAATAAATGGAATTAATATAACTTCAACTGAAAGTGAAGAGGGGAGTGATGTTGTGACTACAAATCAAGACATTTTAAGAACTGTTGACGCTGGTTCACAATCAATACCCGATTATACTGCGAAAATAAGAGTTGACTACACAATAACAAATGATGCATTTAAGAGCAAAGATTTTGTAATAATTAACCTATAAAAATATGGCTGAAAAAAAAATATCGTATACTACAAGGGATTTCCAATCTATAAGACAAGAATTAGTAACCTTTGTTCAAACTTATTATCCTGATTTAATCCAAAATGTAAATGACGCTTCAGTTTTTTCAGTTTTATTGGACTTAAATGCTGCGGTTACCGACAATCTTCAGTTCCATATTGATAGAAGTATTCAAGAAACGGTATTACAATATGCTCAACAAAAAAGTTCAATATATAATATTGCGAGAACTTATGGTTTAAAAATACCTGGATTAAGACCATCAGTTGCGGTTGTTGATTTTTCTATTACTGTTCCCGCTTTAGGTGATGCTGAGGATTTAAGATATTGTGGAGTTTTAAGAGCGGGAAGTCAAGTTATCGGGGCAGGTCAAATTTTTGAAACAGTTAACGATGTTGATTTTACCTCACCGTTAAATGCTGAAGGATATCCAAACAGAGTTAAAATTCCAAATTTTGATGCTAATAATAATTTAATTAACTACACTATTGTTAAAAGAGAAACTGTTGTTAATGGTATTACAAAAGTATTCAAAAGAACAATAACGGGTAGTGACGCTAAACCATTTTTAGAGTTATTTTTACCTGAAAAGAATGTTTTAGGTGTTACAAGTGTATTACTTAAAGATGGTGTTAGTTATTCTAATGTACCTACATCTCAAGAATTTTTAGGTACTACTGATAGATGGTATGAAGTATATGCTTTAGCGGAGGACAGAGTTTTTGTACCCGACACTTCAAAACCCGCTGACCAACCAGGACTTAAAGTTGGTAAATATATCCAAACTAATACAAGGTTTATAACTGAATATACACCTGAAAGTTTTCTTAAATTAACTTTCGGTGGAGGAAACACTTCTGCTGATGAACAATTAAGAGACTTTGCGAGAAATGGTATAAACTTAGATTTATCAAAATATCAGAATAATTTCTCATTAGGTTCAACGTTAAAACCAAATTCAACTTTGTTTATTCAATATAGAATTGGTGGAGGATTGGCGACTAATTTAGGTGTTAATGTTATAAACCAAATTGGAACTATATCTTTCTTTGTAAACGGACCGTCACAGAGTGTTAATCAAAACGTTCAACAGTCATTACAATGTAACAATGTTACGGCTGCGATTGGTGGGGCAGATAGACCAAGTTTAGAAGAGGTTAGAAATTATGTTGGATTTAATTTCTCAGCTCAAAAAAGAGCGGTAACCATAAATGACTATCAATCAATACTTAGAACAATGCCGTCACAATATGGGGCACCGGCAAAGGTTGCAGTTTTTGAACAAGATAATAAAATTGTGGTAAAACTTTTATCATACGATACTAATGGAGCTTTAACAAATATTGTATCAAATACATTAATATCAAATATTGCGAATTATCTATCAAACTATAGAATGATTAATGATTATATCTCAGTACAAACTGCTGATGTCATTGACTTATCATTGGACATTTCAGTTGTTCTTAATTCTACACAAAGTCAGGGAGCGGTTGTTAGTAGTATAATTAACAAAGTTACCGCATTCTTTAGTCCTACACAAATAGAAATGGGAGAAACAATTTATATTTCAGAATTAAGAAGAATTTTACAATCTGAAAATGGTGTTCTTTCTGTTGCAGATATTTCAGTTTACAATAAAGTTGGAGGTCAGTACTCATCATCAGAAACATCAATGAGTTACTCTGATGCGACTACTAAAAAAATACAACTTAATGAAGAAACTCTTTACGCAGAACCAACCCAAATATACCAAATTAGATTCCCTGCTAAAGACATTATCGTTAGAACAAAGAATTTAACTACAGTAAACATTTCCTAATCTGAATATTTTTATAAAATAGTAATAAAACTATTTATAAAAATATGGGTAAAAACTTTAGAATTAGGACAAAGGTTGGAGTAGATACGAGAGTTGAAGCCAAGTTAGAACAAGATTTTGATTTTTTAGAAATTCTTTCTTTAAAATTAACTCAGCAACAAGTTTACAATAGACCAACCTCAAACTATGGAGTTTTATGTGGTAGAGTTTACGCTAATAATGGTTTTGGTGTTCCTAACGCAAAAGTCTCAGTTTTTATTCCTCTAACTGATGAGGACTCTAACAACCCTGTAATATCAAGAATATATCCTTATAGAAATTTAAATACTCAAAATGAAGATGGGTATCGGTATAATTTATTACCATATGTTGCATCATATACAGGACACGTACCAACAGGAACATTCCCTGATAGAGAAGACATTTTAAAAGATAAATCTCTAAGTTATACCTATGAAAAATATTATAAATTCACTGCCAAAACAAATGATGCGGGTGATTTTATGATATTTGGAGCACCTGTTGGGAATCACACAATTGTAATGGATGTTGACGTTTCTGACATCGGGCAGTTTTCATTAACACCTCAAGATTTGTTAAGAATAGGTAGAGCAACTGAGGCTCAACTTGATGGTGCTAAATTTAAAGAATCAACAGATTTAGATTCTCTACCTCAAATAATCGGAATTAAAAAGACAATAGATATTAATCCATTTTGGGGTGACCCTGATTTGGCAACAATTGCTGTAACAAGAGTTGACTTTAATCTTTTAGAGGAGGCAAATATTGAATTTAAACCTACATGTGTATTCATGGGTTCATTAATTTCAGGTATTGATACTAAGGCAATTTCTAAAACGTGTAAAGTTAAAGTTAGAGCAGGTGATTTATGTGAATTAATTACAGGTCCTGGCCAAATTTTAGCGAGTAGACAAACAGTTAATTTTGATAAATTAGGAAGACCCATATTAGAACAGTATAAGGTAGAAAATGACGGACAGGTAATTGATGAAAACGGTACTTGGATGATTGACCTACCAATGAATATGGATTACGTGTATACTGATGAAGAAGGTAAACAACAAATAAGTTATGACCCAAGTATTGGAATACCAACAAAAGGTAGATATAGATTTAAAATTAAATGGAATCAATCTGACAAGTCAACAGAACAATTAAAAAGAGGGTATTTCTTAATTCCCAACGTTAAAGAATATGGATGGGATAAAGATAATTTGGGATTAAATCCGGCGAAAGATTTAAACCCTCCCGCAACTGTACCCCCAACAATTAGTGCTGCGACAATAAGTACACCATCGGTAACTGGACCTCCTGTTATATCTTACCAAATTGACCAACCATTGGTTGATTTTGCTAATACTTCTTTTGGTAAATTTACAAGGTCATATTCATTTAGTTTAAGTTGGTTTGATTATGTAAATCCTCAGTCAGCAATTAATTGTGACGACACATTCTATGAGTTCCAATATAATAAAGTTTATACTGTATCTCAGTTAATTGACAAATATAGAAGTGGAAAATTACCCGCAAGATTTTTAGGATTTAAAAATTGTTTAGATGATAAATGTGCCGGAAATACTGAAAAATTCCCTGTTAATGATGGTCATTATAATATTACATTTTTATACGTATTACTTACCGCATTAATAACTTTAGCAAAACCAATTGTTTTAATTATTGTTTTAATATTTGCGATTTTAGCAAGAATATATAGGATTCTTGTTGATTTTATTTGTGATAAAATTATACCATTACTTAGAAATCTAGGAAGAACAAGAACTGTTGCCGGTTTTGATTTTGTTATTTGTCCTACGTGTAATGATACTGCGGATGATTTAGAGAATAAATGGTGTGATAAGCCAAATCCATTTACGGATAAACGATTTCCTTTATTACTACAGGATGACGGGGATTGTTCATTTTGTGACTGTAAAGATAGTGGAGAATCTTTGGCGGGAAGTGTCTTTGGGGCAAACAATTCAAGTTGTTTAGCAGATATTTCGGCAACATCTAGATGGTTATATGATGTTAATATTAGTACAGACTTACAATCACCCCCTCAAATAAATTTATTGGCGGGATTTACGTCTCCATTTTTTAATTTCGCAACAAGAATGCCGACCACGTGTGTATATCCCTCAACATATTCCTATGGTTCATTGGCGTTTGATTACGGTTCGATATTCTTATTGGAACAAAATTCAGGACCTGCCGTTTTTTCACCATCTTTAACAATTGCGGAAAGGTTAAGTTTATTTAATACTAAAGCTAAATATTTTGATTACGGAGGATTAGAACCAAATACTTTCACATTACCAACTGGCTCAGGTGCGAATATACCAAGTACTCAATTAAATAGCGCAAATACATATATAGGAGGTTGGAATAGGGTTAAAATATCTATATCATCAACACCTGCAAAACAAGACCAAATTACTTGGAATATACCTCAGAAATTAGAACCAACAGTTGGTAATTTCCCACCAAATACTGAAGGTAATTTTCACTTAGATAATGTGATGATATTACTTGTAGATGAAGCTTGTAAACTAGGAACTACCCAAGCGGGGACTCTTGTCACATTTAATAATCCTATTTTATCTTCGGACAAAAATCTTACAGGACATTCTGTAACATCATCGGGGCCTGGAGGTAGTACAATATATACTTATACTACAAATCCGTATGGAGGTAGACAAATATTAGTTGACAGGATACACGTTAGTGCTCAAACATCGGTAACTAGTGGTAAAAATTTAGATGTTTGGTATGCTGACCCATATGGAGATGGAGATATTAATTTATATCCTGAATTTAACATTTTTAATAATGTTGTAAGATGGAGTCAAGCTAATGACCCATTTGTTGTTAGTTTACAAAACGCAATTAATTCTAATTCGGCAACATTTGGAACTTATAATGCGGGAAATATCAGAGGAGAATCCGATAATCAATACGTCTCAACATCTGACCCGGTATCATTTCCGTATGTTGGGAAAAAAGCTTCTTATACAATTAATTATGATGTTGACTACATTCCACCATATTATAAATATCCTGCGGATTTAGAGTATTTTCAGGTGATTGAAAATTGGAGTGTTGAACTTTTTCTAAGTAAATGTGCACAAAATGATGCAAATAATGTGATGTCTTTAAAAAGAAGATATCTAATGAATGAAATGCAAGTGATAAGATGGAGAAAATTTAAATATGTAATTAATAGTGGTTCAAATGGAGGAACTGTGGGTAATACTGTGAATACAAATAACACTAACTTATGGATGCAACCAACAGTTTATAGTAATCAGTTAAAGCCACATGAGTTATTTCAAAATTTTAATAAGTTAAGAATTGTAATTTTACAAAGAGGTGTTGACCCGTACTCTCCAAAGTTTAATATGAAAATTGATATATCTAGACTTTTAGGTTTTACTGATTTTAGAACTACATTTTCATCTACATCCGATAGTCGAGTTATTCAAAATTGGTATAGGTTGAATCAACCAATACAAGGTAGTCAAACAAATGCTAGTCATTATTATTATCTAAATAAAAATACATTTAATTTCGAAGGTACTATGCAATTAGATAATGCTTCTCCGCTAAAGGATTATAGTAGACTATTTTTTAAATCTAAATTTTATAAACCAAACACCACTCAATTTCAGCAGTTTACATCAACAGTTTTACAGAAATATTCAGCGTTAGGGGATAGAAAATTATTTTATCCATCACCAAATGGTAGTAATGTAAATGGTGGAAAAACACCATTTAAAAATTGGACCTCATTTTATAAATATTTAACATTTTGTAATGCTGCGAGCACATCTGGTAATATTTATTACGGGGGGGTAGGGGCAAATACAGTCCCATCTACTACTGTACCACTTTTTTCTTCAGGAGGAAGAGGACCACTAACTACAACCACAATACCCACATCCTCAAGATATACTCAAGGGTCTAATCAAAGAATTTTATTATATAGATGTGATTTAGATAACCCAATTATTACAAATAATGCTCCAGGATTCCAATTGGATTATGTAGATGATTTAAGTGTTGATGGTAATAATACCTACAATCAGTTTTATTTCTCACCAATACCTGTAAATTCCCCAGGTGCTAATACTAATTTAGAGGTTACCGTACTTAATAATAATTCATCTTTAAACCAAGATGGTATAACGTCATCTTATACATCGTATACTAGATTAGAGAATAAGATTAGATATAGTAGTCCGGCAATTAGTTATGGAGCCTTAGCACATGAAAATAACTTATATACACAACGTTGGAAAAAAACGAACACTGCAAATTTTGTTAATACTGCGAATGGTTCTGATACTTTCTACGGTTCATTTATTGGTGTTAATAAGTATGTTAACCCTACAGCATGGGGTGCTGGATGGCAAATATCACCCGGTAGTTCCGATAATCAACAGATAGACACAATACAAGAATATCCTGGATATACAGGTTATTTCCCTCGTGAAACACTTGAAGGTAGTTCTTATATGTGGGCCGAATTAGAAATTCAAAATAATAATACAGGAACCGCTGCAGACCCTGATTATGGATATAAGTTACTAAAACAAATATATTATGTGCCAAGATATGACACAGGATTAACCATTAATTATGGTTTACTAACAAAGGCGACAATTCCTATGGATAATTCTGGACTTAACAATAATAGCCTATATGTTAATGATTGGCCAAATCAACAGAATGATGATTATTTTAGTATTTTAAGAAGTGACAGATTACCCACGTCAGATAATTTAGATACTGAAGGTAGAAATTCATTTGTATTTTATCAAAATAATGAATTTGCGGTTTACATCATTGACACAACCCAAACAGGTATTACTGTTAGTTTCTCACAATCTGCTCAGAATAATTCAGGATTAGCCCTTGAAAATGAAACAGTTAGTGCTGACGGAGGTGGGGAATTCCCATTACAAAATGTTTTGAATACCATTAGTGACTGTACATTATCCAAAAACTTGGGATGTTATTCAGTAAATACAAATGGAGATGTTACAGTCAGTAGTTTACCCGGATGTTCACAAGTACCAAAAGATTCACAAAATGACTCAACTAAAGTTAGTTTTTTTGAAAACGGATGTTATATTTTGGTAAGAACTGATGAGGATTTTATATATTCGTTTCAGTCTGATGCTAAGATAGTACAAGAATTATTTTTAAGGATTAAATACAATCTTGCAATTTGTTTAAATGTTATCTCACATAATTTTAATAATGAGTGGATTAATGGTACACTATTGGCATTTCCATTTAAACAAGTCACAATTTTTGGTGGTAATAATCAGGTATCACAAAAAAATTTCTGTAAAGAAACTATGATGTTTAATTATCAGAGTAATAACTTCTATTATAGAAGTAGTCCATATGCTTTGGGAAGTAATCAGTATACTCTTAACACTGACGGAACAGTTTCAAATACAAGTGAAGCTGGAACTAACGCAGGACAATTTGTTGGACAGAGAAAAAATTATAGAAATACAGGTAATATATTTGGAGCAACTAATGCGTCATTATCATTAGGTAATAATAGACAACTTTTATTCCCAACTACTATATTAGACATGGGCCCTGTTAATCCTAATATACAAGAGTATGTTTATTCGGATGATTATGATGGGTATATGTTAAATAATCTGAATTCGACAACCTTTCAAAGTACTAGTGATATTATAAACTTTTTCACTTTAACCCGATTATTAAGACAAGGACTATCATTAAATAGATTTACAAATCAAGATGGGGCATTTGTTCCTGATGTTGTGATTGATTCCCTATTTGACGCTAGAGGACCTGAAAAGGCGGTTGACGGAGATTTTGCACAATCTATTGCAATAAACTCACAATTAGGTATTATTAATTTTACCCCTGAAAATTATACATCGGACACTGTTAAAGTATTCACAAGAAGTACTGGAACAGGTAACGATACAATATACTATCCTACTTTTGGAATTTTCTTTTCAGGTAATACATCTCAAAGAGACTTAGTTTCACCTAGAAGAATAATATATATTGAAAATTCAAATATACCTTTAAATACTGATTATTATTTAAATATATTAACCAAGTCACAAGAAGTTCCTTTTTATCATTGGAATTTGGATAATAAAGATTATAAACCTGGTTCATACGCTTCGCCTTCTACTGCTGGTCCAAATATATTTGGTTCTGAATCAAATAATTGGTTAACAGGACCTGATTCTGATAGTGTTGTTATTACTACTCCTTTTAACCAAAATAATCAAATATCGTCAAATAACAATAAATTTTTCAAATACAAATATCAAAAAGTAGATAGATTAGACTCTGTTTCAGATACATTCCAAAATTATAATACATCACAAACACGTCTGACCGGATGGATATGGGATTATGATGCAACTATAAATAAATTAAATTATCAAATTACAGCAACTAAAGGTTCTAAACACCCAAGAATTATGAATGGGGCTCCTTATTATTTTTATTTTGGATTAATAAAAGGTGCAACTGCTTGGGATAGATTTGTTAGAAGATGGATAAATACTACTGAAGAATTATAATGAATAGTGGACAAGAAAATACAATAGTTTTAGGTTCTTTAAGATATAAAGGGGCCGTTAATACTAACTTGTTTATTCAAGAAGTTTTAGTCGGTAAACAAAAAGAAATTATAGATTCTGAAAGAAGTATAACGGTTAATTTACCAAAATTATATCAAGACGAAAGACAAAAATCTAACATCTTTAGGCCATCGGCTAAGTTTGATTTAATTTTAAAAAATTCATATGTTGGTAAAACAGATTATAGAAGATTTCAAAATCAATTGTACTATACTAACGCTTTAAATGATAAGATTGCGGATGTTAATAATGGTTCTACATATTTGGCGTGGCAAGGATTTCCACAATATAATGAATTTGATTTTATTAGAAATGACAATGATTTACCTTCATGGACTCTATCTGGAGGTGAACATTTAATTACATCACAAAAAGATGTTACTGAAAGGAATTGGTATTTTTATATGTCATATGTTTATAAAGGAGACCCAGATGTACCGATGAGATTTTATGAAGGTACGTCAACATCACCATCAATTAGTTGGATGGCAAATCAAGGAGTACCATTTAAAACGGGAAGAAATCAAATTGATGGAAAAAATTTAGTAACATTTAAATGTATTAGTAATCATGGATTAAGTGTTGGTGAAAGTGTGAATTTATTAATTAATGGTAGTGCGTCAACTGTAACAGTTTATAGTTTAGGAGATGGTTCTTTTGGTTCTGACGAATTTATTTTTAACTTATATAATGTTTGGTCAGACAGTTTAACCCCATATCCTTCTAATTTATGGGGTACGGCTAAAAGAGTTTTGAGACTTGACGCAAGTGGTAATAGTATATCGGAATACGTGTCTAAATATTATGTTAGAGTACATAAAATTATTACAAAAAATTCAGATAAAGTATTAACAAAGGCTGGTTTTAATCAGAATGCTTATAGGACGACAACTAAATATGAGTCATCGGCTTTAACACCTAATTTAGTATCTAGAATATCAGTTAAAGAAGGTAGTCAAGAATATAACTTATCATTTAATACTGATATTGATGTTACAAATTTAATTGACAACCAAAAAAGACCTGTATCTGAAATTTTTTATACTATAATAAATAAAGGTCAGTTTGGGTGGTTTAATAGACCTGTTGTAATTCAACAAGGTATATTACCTAAAGGTCTATTAACAGGATGGGAATTTAATATGAGTACATCAAATAGTGGTAATTCTTGGTGGAACACTTCAACACAACCATTAAATACTGATAATATACCATTGTTAAGTTATACTAGAACCTCAGGGGTTACTAAAACTTTTTACTATAACAATGAACCGAAAAATGGAGAAATTTACGGAGATTTATGTGAGTGGAACGACTTAGAACAAATTGAAAAAGTAGTATCAAAAAGAATACATAAATTAAAATTTAATCAAGATATTTTTGTTACTGATACAAATACAAATAATAGTGGTGGTTATTATTATTATCCTTTTTATAGCCAAAAAATTAGACAATTCTCTAATTATTTAGAAGAAGGTGACCCGGTATTAACTACAAATATACCTGATTACGCATATTACTCAACTAATAATAATTTGTTCTATTGGAGAGATATATACGACTATGGTATTTTTGATTCTGATAATCAAGGAATAAATTTCCCATATTCAAATGACGGACATTATCCGTATTCAAATTACGTATTTAAAATAATACCAGAAGGTTCTAATTTTGCGGATGCTAATTCTAACCAAGATAATTTAGTTCAATTACCTTTATCAGATGCCTGTGAATAAATTTAAAATAGTTCCTGACGGTACTAATAAAAATCTAAATGTTAAATTATATTCTGAATGGGATTTGGAAGATAGGGACGACGCTATTGATGAATATAAAAATACTGTTGTTGAAGAAGTTGTTGGTAAACCAGTTGACTATGAAATAGGTAGATTTGAATTTAAATTTGGAAATATTGAGTATAAATTTTATTTTAATAATAAAAATTTAAAAAATACAACATTTAACGGGGCTACGTATCCAAATTATGTTGATATATCAGACCAACCAACTTCAGTATTTACAGTACCTGAGGTTTATTATAATGGGACAGCATTTAAAAATTCGTTTTTCAAGTTGGATTTTTATGATAGTAGTGACTCTG